CTTATCTAGTCGTTGGAGGTGGCGGCGGAGGTGGAGGTGCTCAAGCAAGCAACCGTGGAGGCGGTGCAGGTGCTGGAGGTTATCGTGAAGGTAAAGCACCAGCATTTGATTCATACACTTCTTCACCAAGTCCAATTGTCGCACCAGATGGTCTTGCAGTTCCAGCTGCAACATATCCAATCACAGTAGGTGGAGGAGGATCCGCAGGCACAGGACATCCTTCAACGCCACAACCACCATCAATAGGATCAAATGGTGGTAATTCAGTTTTCAGTACAATCACATCCGCAGGTGGCGGAGGTGGAGGAGGAGGTTCTCCTCCAGGTAATGGTACAATCTTTCCAGGTCAACCCGGCGGAAGCGGCGGTGGAGGCGGCGGAGGTGGTACCGGCCCAGGTACTTGTGCAAGAGGCGGTGGTGCAGGTAATACACCTCCTGTAAGTCCTGAACAAGGTAGTAAAGGTGGTGCTGGTGGCATACACCCAGGCAATCCAGGTTCAGGCGACCAAAGCGGAGGCGGCGGAGGCGGTATTGCCGCAAGAGGTGGTATGACAGGAACTAATACAGGTGGACCTGGCGGTAATGGTGCAACCACACAAATTACAGGTTCAAGTGTAGGTTATGCTGGCGGAGGTGCCGCAAGAGGTAACTGTGGTGACGGTACTGCTGGAACAGGTGGTACAGCGGCAGGAACTGCTGGTACAGCAAATAGAGGTTCAGGCGGACCAGGTGCTGCTGCTCCAGGAGGTAATGGTCTTGCAGGTGGATCAGGTGTCGTTATAATTAGATATAAGTATCAGAATTAATTAGTCTTTTTTAAGACTACTATATATTAAAAAGGTGATTATAAAATGAATTTAAGAAACTACTATTATTATTTTCAATCAGCATTAACTCCTCGTACATGTGATGAAATAATTGAATATGGAAAAAGACACAAACCTGAAATTGCTGTCACAGGTGGTGCAGAAGCAAACGAAAACAATGTTAAGAAAGACGGCACTTTCAAAAAGTCAGCACTTAAAAAACTTCATGTAAAAAGAAAATCTGATATCGTTTGGATGAATGACGCATGGTTGTATAAAGAAATACATCCATATGTTAGAGAAGCAAACGAAAAAGCAGGTTGGAACTTTGATTGGGATTTTTCTGAATCTTGTCAATTCACAAGATATGGTCCTGGTCAATATTATGGTTGGCATTGTGATAGTTGGGATGTTCCTTATAATAAACCAGATGATCCTAACTCACACGGTAAAATAAGAAAGTTATCTGTGACGATATCATTGTCTGAACCTGATGAGTATACAGGTGGTAATTTAGAATTTGATATGAGAAATCAAAAAGATTGGGAACAAGATAAAAAGAAAGCAATACATGAATGTACAGAGATTAGACCTCGTGGTTCTATTATTGTTTTTCCAAGTTTTGTGTGGCATAGAGTTGCACCAGTGACAAAAGGAACTAGATATTCATTAGTAGTTTGGAATCTAGGACAACCATGGAGATAGATTATGGCATTATTGACTAATAACACAAATGAAATAGATACATTAGAAACACAGAATTATTTTTCTTGTCCTGTATATACAATTGAAAAACCTCAATGGGTTAAAAAAATTGATAAAGCATGTGACAAACATATAAAAGAAGCATACAAAAGAGAAAAACCTCACCAAGAAAAAAGAAAAAAAGAATTAGGCACAAAACATTATAATGCTGTAAAAGATCACGGCATGTCTTATCATTCAGGACCTATTGAAAGAGATCCTGCATTAAGTGAGTTTGTTGATTATTGTGGTAATACAGCAAGAAATATATTAGATGAACAAGGTTTTGATATGTCTAATTACACAATGTTTTTTACAGAGTGTTGGGTACAAGAATTTAGTAAACATGGTGGCGGTCATCATAACACACACATTCATTCTGATAATCACATATCAGGTTTTTATTATCTTAAATGTTCACCTAATACATCAATACCTATTTTTCATGATCCTAGACCAGGTGCATTGATGACAGGATTAAAACAGAAAGATACAACTAAATTATCTTATGCAAATGAAAAAGTACACTATGTACCTAAACCTGGCACATTAATATTTTTTAATTCTTACATGCCACATCAATATTCTTTACATGATGGTTATGAAGATTTTAGATTTATACATTTTAATATTCAAGCAATTCGCAATCAGATTGTAAACGGAGTAAAAGGACAATGAAAACAGAATTTGATAAAAACAATTATATTGTAATTAAAAAAGCAGTAGAACCTAAAGTAGCAGAATTTGTCTATAATTATTTTTTAATGAAACGACAAGTTGCAAGAACAATGTTTGATGAAAGATTTATTTCACCATTTACAGAAGAATGGGGTGTATGGTCTGACGAACAAGTACCAAACACATACTCACACTATTGCGATATTGCAATGGACACTTTATTATTAAAGACACAACCTGTTATGGAAAAACATACAGGTATGAGTTTAATACCTACATATTCATATGCTCGTATCTATAAAAAAGGTGATGTGTTGAAAAGACATAAAGATAGATACTCATGTGAGATTTCAACAACTATAAATCTAGGTGGTGATCCATGGCCAATCTATATTGAAAATGATCCTAAAAAAGGTTATGCAAAAGATGGTAGGTATCATTCAGATATGACTGACGGTAAAAAAGTTGTCTTAAAACCTGGAGATATGTTAGTTTACAAAGGTAATCTATGTGAACATTGGCGTGAAGCATTTGAAGGTGAAGATTGTGGTCAAGTTTTCTTACATTACAATAATGCGAAAACAAAAGGTGCAGAAGATAACATATATGATGGAAGACCTCATGTGGGTTTACCTGCATGGTTTAGAGGTAAGGCGGCGAAAAAAGCATAAATAGTATGAACAGGAGATTTCAGTATGCCAACAACCACAGTCACGACTGCCCCAAATGTCGCTGCCATTGCAAATTTGACAATGGATCAAGGTGCAACATTTAGTACAGTTATCACAGTATATCAAGACGATAGTATTCTTAATTTATCAGGTTATTCAGCAGCGGCACAGATTCGTAAATCATATTCATCTTCATCATCAACATCTTTTACTACTGCAATAGATTCAGATACATCAACTGGTAAGATTACTTTAAGTTTAACATCTACACAAACTGCTGCTCTAGAAGAAGGTAGATATGTGTATGATGTTGAGATTACTGCTTCTGATAGTACAATAACAAGACCAATACAAGGGATAGTGACAGTTAGACCAAATGTCACAAGATAGTCATGAGTAAAGATAATGTTGATGTTTCTAATGATCTAGGTTCTTTACTAGATGAACTAAGTAAAGTTCGTCAAGAAGAAGAACAAAAGAAACAAGACAAAATAAAAGAGTTAAATCAAGATAGTTCTTTTGCCACTATGATGGCAGAATTATCTCAGGTTGCAAAGGTAACAAAAGTAAAACCTGTACCACAACCAGAACCTAAAAAGAAATTACTTAAAGAACCAGAGGTCACTACTAAAGAAGATAAAGTAGGTTTATTATCTCAACTATCACAACTTGCAAAAGAAACAAAGAAAGAAGAAAGTTATGAAATTGGCAAAGACTATGCAGACCACACGAAAGAAATTACGCCAGGTCAAGAAAAACCTAAAAAGAAAAGAACAAGAAAAAAATCTGTGGACAGTAGAGAATCTGTGGACACCTTGGAACACAGGCAACCCGAAGAAACAGAAACGCTCAAGACCATTTCGCCCATAGTAGATTTAACATCAAAAGAATTAAGTAAAAATAAATCATTAAAAGAACAACCTGAATTAGGTTCTTTAGATGAAGTTAAAAAAGAGTTTCAAAAATTTAAAGATATAGTCACACAACAAATGTCATCAATAGGTGGCGGTGGTGAAGTTAATCTAAGAAAATTAGATGATGTTGACGACAGTTCAAAAGCAAATGGTTTTGCATTAAAGTATAATTCATCAACTGATAAGTTTGATTTTGGTGAAGTCGCAAGTGATTTATCAGCAGTAGATCAAGATATCGTACCTGATGGTAATGGCACTAGAAGTTTAGGTAGTTCTGCTAAAAGATGGAAAGATATATTCTTAGCAGGAGAAACAATTAATCTAGGTGGTGCAACAATCAGTTCAGACGGAACAGGTTCAATAGCAATCGCAGCAACAGGTGCGACATTACCTGCAGGTTCAAAAGCAGGTGATAATCAACTTGCCGTTGTATCAACTGGTAGTGCAGGTGCCGCTGGTCAAGTATCAAGGGTTATACCTTTTTTTAGTGCAGCAGGAGGATTATCAACAAAAAACACAGACTTTGAGTTCAATGCTATTATTGATGAGAAGTTTGTATTTACAGGAACAAAAACTTTTACATTGGCAAATGGTAGTGCGTTAGCAGATAGCGACCCTACTCTTTTCCAGTTCTAAATATAAGATATGGCAGATAAAAAACCAATCAGAGCCGTCTTTAACGACAGTAATGTCGCAACAGGACTAGCAGAATTTCAATCAGGTGATACTGTAGGTCTAACACATGGTGGTCTTGGTGTATCATTATCAATAGGTAGTGCAGGTCAAGTATTAAAAGTAAATTCTGGTGCAAGTGCATTAGAGTTTGGTAATGTAGAGGCAATCGTAAATATTGACGGTGCAACTAACCTAGAAAGTGCAACACTAGCAACAACTGATAAACTTTTATTATCAGACGGTGGTACTGAAGGTCGTGTCACACTTGCACAATTAGATACTTTATTTTCTGGCACATCTAAAACACTTACAAACAAAACATTAACAAGTCCTACATTAACAACACCTGCGATTACAGGTAATGCAACAACAACTGGTAGTTTTATATTTGAAGGTAGTACAGCAGATAGTTTTGAAACAACATTAACAGTCACAGACCCAACAGCAGATAGAACAATTACAATACCTAATGTCACAGGTACAATTGTCACTACAGGTGATACAGGTTCAGTCACAAATACTATGTTGGCAGGATCTATTGCTGCTTCTAAACTTGCAGGTAGTATAGGCAATTCTAAATTAAGTAATTCATCAATCACAGTTTCAGACGGTTCTAATACAAGTGCTATATCATTAGGTGGCACATTAACATTTGCTGGTACAACAAATGAAACTACAGTTGCAGAGAGTTCAGGTACAGTCACAGTAGGTATTGTAGATAACCCGACAATAGGTGGTAATCTAACAGTCACAGGTAATTTAACAGTCAATGGTACAACAACAACTGTATCTACAACTAATACAACTGTTTCTGATAAACTTATAGAATTAGCAACTGGCACATCTGGCACACCTTCAGGCGATGTAGGTCTTGTAGGTGAAAGAGGTAGTAGTGCAAATGTCTTTATAGGTTTTGATGAAAGTGCTGACGAGTTTACAGTAGGTACTGGTACATTTACTGGTGCAACTACAGGTGATTTATCAATCACGAAAGGTACTTTTTCTAGTGCAGGTTTAAGATTATATGACCCAAGTGATGGTTCACATTATGTTTCATTAGTTTCGCCTAGTATTTCAGGTAATATAAGTTTTGTTTTACCTAATAATGATGGTGACGCAAATCAACTACTTGCAACAGACGGTTCAGGTAATTTATCATTTATATCAGCAACTGCTGCTTCAGGTGCAGGTCTATCAAATGTTTCAGACGATAGTTCGCCTAGTTTAGGTGGTGACTTAGATGTAGAAACAAGTGCTATCGTATCTGCTTCGAATAGAAATATTGCAATTACACCTAACGGTTCAGGTGTTGTAAGATTAGATGGTAATGTAGATATACAAAGTGGTTCTATATCACTTAAAAATAGTGGCACACAATCACGAATAGATTTTTATTGTGAAAGTAGTAATGCACACTATGCTAGATTACAAGCACCAGCACACTCAGCGTTTGCAGGCAATATAACTTTAACATTACCTGCAACTACAGATACACTAGTAGGTAAAACAACAACTGATACATTAACAAATAAAACATTAACAAGTCCTACAATCAATTCACCTACAATCAATAGTCCAACTATTGTATTCGAAGGTAGCACAGCAGATAGTTTCGAAACAACTCTTGCTGTCACAGATCCAACAGCAGATAGAACAATAACTTTTCCTAATGTTTCAGGTACAGTAATTACAACTGGTAATTTATCAGAGGTGACATCAGCAGGTGTCTTCTCATCAAGTATTGTATTTGAAGGTAGTACAGCAGACAGTTTTGAAACAACTCTTGCTGTCACAGATCCAACTGCTGATAGAACGATTACATTACCTAACGCAACTGACACATTAGTAGGTAAGGCAACAACTGATACATTAACAAATAAATCTATTGATTTAGCAAATAATACACTTACAGGTTCACTTGCAGAATTTAACTCTGCTTTACAATCAGAAAGTTTTGCTTCTTTAACAGGTTCAGAAACACTCACAAATAAATCTATTGATTTAGCAAACAATACACTTACTGGTTCTTTATCAGAATTTAATAGTGCATTACAAAGTGAGAGTTTTGTTGGTCTTGCAGCAAGTCAAACACTTACAAACAAAACATTAACAAGTCCTATCATTAATACGCCAACTGTAGGTACTTCATTAACTTTACTTGAAGACGCAGTTATGATATTTGAAGGTGCAACAAATGATAGTTTTGAAACTACATTAACAGTTGTAGACCCAACAGCAGATAGAACAGTATCATTACCAAATGCAACTGATACCTTAGTAGGTAAAGCAACAACTGATACACTTACAAACAAAAGTATTGATAGTGATAATAACACTATTACAAACTTAGTAAATGCAGACATTAAATCTAGTGCTGCTATTGCGTTTAGTAAGATGGAAAACTTAACTGCTTCAAGAGCATTAGTTTCAGACGGTAGTGGTGATGTATCTGTAAGTGCCGTAACCTCTACTGAAATAGGGCATTTAGATGGAGTTTCTAGTAATATTCAAACACAATTAGACGCAAAAGCGTCTTCTTCTTTTGCAATTGCACAAGCGATAGCATTAGGATAATATAAATAGTCAGATAAGGACTATAACATGGCACAAAATAACCCAATAACTACAAGAGAAACACTAAAACAGTATTGTCTAAGAGCATTAGGTAAACCTGTTATAGAGATAAATGTTGAAGATGATCAAGTAGAAGATCGTATTGACGAGGCGCTACAATATTTCGCACAATATCACTATGATGGTGTTGAGAGAATGTATCTTAAATATCAAGTCACCTCAGATGATGTGACCAGAGCAAGAGCAAATGAAACATTATCTACTGTCACAGATACAGCAGATAGTACGGTAACAGCAGTTTTCAAAGAAGGTAAAAATTATATACCTATGCCTTCGTCAGTTGTATCTGTAGTACAAGTTTTCCCTTTTACTGATAAGGCAAATCTAAATTTATTTGATGTAAGATATCAATTAAGATTAAATGACTTGTATGACTTTTCATCTACAAGTATTATTCATTATGATATGACACTAAGACATTTAGATTTATTAGATCATATATTAGTTGGTGAAAAACCATTAAGATATAATCAACATAAAAGTAGATTGTACATTGATATGGATTGGGCAAATGATGTTGACGCAGGTGATTTTTTAATTATAGAATGTTATAGAAAATTAGACCCTGCAACCTTTACAAATGTATTTGATGATATCTTTTTAAAAAAATATCTAATACAATTAATTAAAAAACAATGGGGTGCTAACTTATCTAAGTTTCAAGGTGTCGCAATGTTAGGTGGCGTTCAAATGAATGGTGAACAAATCTATACACAAGCACTAGATGAGATTACAAAGTTAGAAGAACAAATACAACTTTCTTACGAATTACCACCTAATTACATGGTAGGATAATGCTATGCGAAATACTTATTTCTCACATGGCACACATGCAGAAAAAAGACTTTACGAAGATTTAATAATAGAACAACTTAAAGTCTTTGGCAATGATGTGTATTACATGCCAAGAGAAGAAATATCTAGAGATGATATTTTAGGAAATACTACAGATAAATTTACTGACGCATACTCTATTGAGATGTATGTTGAAGATGTAAATGGTTTTGCAGGTCAAGGTGATTTAGTAGGTAAGTTTGGCATAGAAGTTAGAGATGAATTAACTTTCGTTGTTTCAAGAAGACAATTCGAAATATTAGTAGATAATACATCAAACACACTTTCAATTAATAGACCTAGAGAAGGTGATATTATATGGATGCCATTATTTAAAAAGTTTTGGCAGATTGATTTTGTTGAAGATGAAGATCCTATGTATCAGATTAATGATCTGCCTATCTTCAAACTTAAATGTTCTATGTGGGAATATAGTTCAGAAAGTGTTGAAACTGGTGTAGAAGATATAGATGACAGATTAGATACAGTCACTTTAGATGTTTTAGAAAATCAAATATCATTAGAAAGTGGCACAACTTCATCAGGTTCATTACTATCAGAAAATATAACAGGTGATGTACAAGTATTATTATCAGAAGCAGGCGATACAATTGTTGATGAAACTGATAGTGATAACATCATACTTGAAGATGACCCTAACTATCTAGAATATATAATATTAGAAGACGCAGTCACAGAGAATATGATAACTGATACTAGTGACGCAGATAATAAAGCATTTGACACAGCAGCGGGATTAGATGACTTTGATTCAGATAATGATATATTTGATTTCTCAGAAAACAATCCTTTTGGTGATGTAAGAAAATAGGAGATAAACAATGTTTAAGGATGCTCAATACCATGAATTGATACGAAAGACCGTTGTTGCGTTTGGTACTTTATTCAACGATATGTATGTATATCGTAAAAATTCAACTGGTAAAACAATACAAAAAATGAAAGTACCTTTGGCGTATGGACCAAAACAAAAATTTTTACAAAGAATAGATAATGATACTGCTCGTTCTGCTGCAGATCCAAAGACAACATCAATTACATTACCTAGATTAGGTTTTGAAATGACAAACTTGCAGTATGACCCAGGTAGAAAATTAAATAGAATACAAAAGTTTAAAAAGGTAAAAACCTCAGACAGTAAATCATTACAACATGCATTTATGCCTGTACCTTATAATGTAGGTTTTTCTTTATTTGCGATGGCGAAAAATAGTGAAGACGCATTACAAATAGTAGAACAAATATTACCTATGTTTCAACCAGATTACACAATAACTTTAAATGTTATGCCAACATTAGATATTGTTCGTGATGTACCTATCGTTTTAAATGATGTAGCATACGAAGATACTTATGACGGTGCGTTTACAGATAGACGAGTATTAATGTATACTTTAAACTTTACAGCAAAGATGTACTTATATGGACCTGTCACAAGTCAAAAAGTTATTAAGAGAGTTCAAGTTGATCAATACACAGATGTGGCAGTTAACTCACCTAAGAGAGAACAAAGAATAGTTATTACACCAACGCCTACAACAGCAGACGCTGATGATAACTTTGGATTTAACGAAGAGCGTTCTTTCTTTCAAGACGCTGACACATATGATCCTGTTTCTGGTACTGATAAAGATTCGTAATGAAAAAAGTTGAGGATAAACTCAACGAGATATTAGACATTGCAGAAAAAGATGTCGTACCTGTTGAAAGTAAAACTGTAATACCTCGTCCTAAAGAACAAGAGGATATCACTAACGATTACAAATATAGTCGTGAGAATTTGTATAATCTTGTAGAGAGAGGACAAGACGCTATTGATGGTATATTAACACTTGCAAAAGAAACAGAGCATCCTAGAACATATGAAGTTGCAGGTCAGTTAATTAAAAATGTGGGTGAAGTCACAGAAAAACTTTTACAACTACAAGAAAAAATGAAAAAGTTAGGTGAAGAAACAAAGAAAGCACCTAACAAAGTTGAAAATAATTTGTTTGTAGGTTCAACAGCAGAATTACAAAAGTTGATAAAGAAAAATGGAAAATAAAACTTATCTAGGTAATCCTAATCTAAAGGCAGCAAATCAAAAAGTTAAATTCACAAAAAAACAAGTTGAAGAATTTATACGCTGTCAAGATAACCCTATTTACTTTATAGAAAACTATTTAAAGATAGTGACACTTGATCATGGTTTACAACCATTTAAGATGTTTAACTTTCAAAAAGAAATGGTTGATACATTTCATACTAATCGTTTTAGTATATGTAAGTTGCCTAGACAGTCAGGCAAGTCAACAACAATTATCGCATACTTATTACATTATGCAATATTTAATTCTAATGTTAACATAGCAATACTTGCAAACAAAGCAGCGATTGCAAGAGACTTATTAGGTCGATTACAACTTGCATATGAAAACTTACCTAAGTTTATACAACAAGGTGTAATTAATTGGAACAAAGGTAGTTTAGAATTAGAAAACGGTAGTAGAATACTTGCCGCTGCTACTTCTTCTAGTGCTGTTCGTGGTGGTTCATACAACATTATATTCTTAGATGAGTTCGCATATGTGCCTACAAATATTGCAGAACAATTTTTTAGTTCAGTTTATCCTACAATATCTTCAGGTACAAGTTCTAAAGTTATGATAGTTTCTACACCTCATGGTATGAATATGTTTTACAAATTATGGAATGACGCAATACATGAACGCAATAGTTATAAACCCATTGAAGTGCATTGGTCAGAAGTACCTGGTCGTGACGAAAAATGGAAAGAAGAAACAATAAAGAATACAAGTGAACAACAATTTCAAACAGAGTTTGAGTGTGAGTTCTTAGGTAGTGTAGATACATTAATCAATAGTTCTAAATTAAGAACAATGTCTCATGTTAATCCTAAAACAAGTAATGCAGGACTTGACATGTATGAAGAACCAAAAAAAGATAAGAGATATGTTATTACAGTTGATGTTGCGAGAGGCACAGTAAACGATAATTCAGCATTTGTTGTTGTTGACGCAACAAGAATACCTTATCAGATTGTCGCAAAATATAAAAACAATGAAATAAAACCTTTAGTATTTCCTCAGATAGTTTACAAGATTGCAAAATCATATAACAATGCAGAGGTATTAGTTGAAGTAAATGATATAGGTGGTCAAGTTGCAGACACATTACAATATGATTTAGAATATGATAATCTTATTATGGTTAATCAACGAGGTAGATCAGGTCAAATCGCAGGTACAGGTTTTAGTGGTAGACAATCACAATTAGGATTAAGAACTACTAAGGCAGTAAAAAAAATAGGTTGTTCAAACTTAAAAACACTAATTGAACATGATAAACTCATTATACAAGATTTTGATATTATTAGTGAATTATCAACTTACATACTTAAAGGTAAAGAAAAGTATGAAGCAGAAGAAGGTGCTAATGATGATTTAGTTGCGTGTCTTGTTATGTTTGCGTGGTTATCTAATCAAACATATTTTAAAGAATTGACAGATCAAGATATAAGAGCAAGACTTGTAGATGAACAATCAAAAATGTTAGAACAAGATATGGCGCCTTTTGGTTTTGTAGATGATGGATTACAAGAATCTGAAAGTTTTCAAGACCCATATGGCACGACATGGACACCAATCAAGTACAAGAAAGGTTGGTAAATCGTGCATTTTATAAATAGTTTCAGTAATATTTTAATATTAAAATTTAACTACTCAAAGGAGAAAACAAGATGGCTTTTTTAGTATCACCAGGTGTTCTAGTGACTGAAAAGGATCTTACTAATGTAATACCTGCAGTATCTACTTCAATAGGTGCTATTGGTGTTGTTAGTGAGAAAGGGCCAATGGATGAGATTACTTTAATCTCTAGTGAAGACGAATATGTTAGAGTATTTGGTAAACCAGATGCTAAAACTTTCGAATACTTTTTTAGTGCAACCAACTTTTTACAGTACGGAAACGCTTTACGAGTAGTCAGAGCGGTTACTGGCAACCTTAATGCTGCCTCAGGCGGTACAGGTATCCAGATAAAAAACACAACTGATTACTTAGACAATTACGGAACCGGTCAGGCCGATGTAGGGTCATGGGCGGCAAGAGAAGCAGGTACGGCCGGTAATAATCTTAAAGTCTCTATGTGTACTAACGCAACAGCGTATCGTAGTTTATTAGGCGGTAGTAATCTGGTCAATGGTGCAAAATCTATTGGCGATACTACGGTTACAGTAGACGCAGGTACAGGTGTACAAGTTGGTGACATATTAGAGTTTGGAGATATAAGTGGTAACTTCACTGCTGCTCCATCAGGCAATTATTACAAGGTTACAAACATTGCAACTCATGTATTAACAATATCAAGATTTGATCCTGCAACAGGTAACACTTCAACAGGCGGATTAAGACACGCAGTAGCAGATAATGCACATGTTAGAAGACATTGGGAATATTATTTCAATTTTTCTAACGCACCATCAACTACTGATGACGCAGCGGCAGCAGGTGCTTCAGCAGATGAATTACACATTGCTGTTGTAGACGAAGACGGTGGTATCTCAGGTACTGCTGGTTCTGTTTTAGAAACTTTCGAGGGACTATCACAGGCTTCAGACGCAAAAGACGCTCAAGGTAATTCAAACTTTTATGTAGATGTACTTTATAGAGATAGTGAGTTCATTTACTGGATGGATCATGAAGGAACTTTAGCAAACGCAGGGTCACCTAAGTTAAACGCAACTACTAAGGTAGCGGTAACTTTTGACGCTGTAGGTTCATCAGCAATCGCTGTGTTTAGTGCAAGTCTATCAGGCGGCACAGACGACAACGAACCTACTCTTGCTGAAATGGCATTAGCATATGATAAATTTGCTGACGCAGAATCAGTAGATATCAACTTCTTAATTGGCGGACCATCACAAGGTGGTGGTGCTTCAGCAGCAGACGCAACTGGAGATACTCACGCTACTAAAATGATTGATATTGCAGAAGCAAGAAAAGATATAGTAGCATTTATTTCACCTGCAAGAGCAGATGTTGTAAATGTATCAGACCCAATATCACAAACAGCAAATGTAAAAGCATTCGCAGACGGACTTTCTAGTTCTTCTTATGCTGTCATTGATAGTGGTTACAAATATCAATACGACAAATATAATGATGTCTTTAGATTTGTACCATTAAACGGTGACATTGCTGGATTATGTGCAAGAACAGACACAGTAGCAGACCCTCACTTTTCACCTGCTGGTTTCAGTAGAGGACAAATTAGAGGTGCTGTAAAACTTGCGTTCAACCCTAATCAGACACAAAGAGATGAACTCTACAAAGCAAGAGTAAATCCAGTTGTGACATTCCCTGGTCAAGGTACTGTTCTATTTGGGGACAAAACGGCACAAACAAAACCTAGTGCTTTTGACAGAATTAATGTTAGAAGACTGTTTATCACTTTAGAGAAAGCAATATCTACTGCTGCTAAATTTCAACTCTTTGAGTTCAATGATGAATTTACAAGAGCACAATTTAGAAACTTAGTAGAACCTTTCCTAAGAGATATACAAGGTAGAAGAGGTTTAACAGACTTCTCAGTAGTGTGTGACGAAACAAACAACACAGGTGAAGTAATTGATAGAAACGAATTTATTGCTGACATATTCATCAAACCTAATCGTTCTATTAACTTCATCAAACTTAACTTTATTGCTACACGATCAGGTGTTGCATTTAGTGAAGTTGCAGGCGCATAGGAGGGAGATAGAAAATGGCTAATATAACTGATTTCGTATCAAAACTCAAAGGCGGCGGCGCAAGAGCAAACCAGTTTAAGGTTACTTTACCTTTTCCTGGATTCGCTGCTGTAGGTGGAGAGACAGAGAGCATGGCATTTTTATGTACTTCTACTCAACTACCTGCGTCAACACTAGGTGAAATCACTATACCTTTTAGAGGCAGAAATGTTTATCTAGCAGGTGATAGAGAGTTTGCAGAGTGGACAACTACAATCATTAATGATACAGACTTTAGTATCAGAAATGCAATTGAGAGATGGTCAAACGGTATTAACAATCATTCAGATAATGAAGGTTTAGTTAATCCTGTAGATTATCAAGTTGACGCTTTCGTAGATCACTTAGATAGAAACGGAAACACAATCAAGTCTTATACCTTTAGAGGTATGTTTCCTAAGTCATTAGAAGCAATTGAATTAACTTACGCACCAGCGACTGAGTTAGAACAATTCACATGTACTTGGAGATACCAATATTGGGAAAGCAACACTACAACATAAGTGAATAAAAAGGGGGTCTTTTTGACCCCCTATATAATATAAAGGAGAAAAAAGTAGTGGCAGAAATATTTGGTTTTGAGATCAAGAGAAAAGATACTAAACCTAATAGTCAACAATTTACCGCACCAACACCAGATGACGGTACACAGACTATTATGGGTGGTGGTCATTATGGGACCTATCTTGATATCGAAGGAAAAGTAAATAACGAAGCAGATTTAATTCGTAGATATAGAGAAATTGCCATGCACCCAGAGTGTGATATGGCAGTCGAAGATATTATTAACGAATCAATTGTTGTTGACGACACACAAGAGGTAGTAAAACTATCACTTGATGAAGTGCCATTCTCAGCAGGAATTAGAAAAAGAATACAAGACGAGTTTAAAAATATAGTAAGACTATTAGAGTTTGAACAAAAAGGTCACGATATATTTCGTAGATGGTATGTTGATGGTAGAATAGTTTATCATAAAATAATAGACCCTAAAGATGTTAAAAAAGGTATAACAGAATTAAGATATATCGACCCAAGAAAAATTAAAAAAGTAAGAGCACCAAAATCAAAACCTGGTGGTGAGTTTGCACCTAAAGACCCAAACAAACCTGGTGCAGTAGAGTTTGAAGAATTTTTTATTTACAACGAAAAAGGTGTACAACCTGCCGCAAGTGCGACTACAGGATTAAAGATTGCAAAAGATTCAATTGCATTTTGTCCTAGTGGTCTTGTAGATCAACAAAAAAATTTAATCTTATCATATCTACATAAGGCAATCAAACCAGTTAATCAGTTGCGTATGATTGAAGATAGTATTGTTATCTATCGTATATCAAGAGCACCTGAAAGAAGAATTTTTTACATTGATGTAGGTAATCTACCTAAGATAAAGGCAGAACAATATCTCAAAGATGTAATGAACAGATATAGAAACAAACTTGTATATGACGCCTCTACTGGTGAAATTAGAGACGATAGAAAATATATGAGTATGTTAGAAGATTTTTGGTTACCAAGACGAGAAGGAGGTCGAGGTACTGAAATAACTACACTACCTGGTGGTTCAAATCTAGGTGAGATAGATGATATAAAATACTTTCAAAAAAAGTTATATCAATCTCTAAATGTGCCTTATTCTAGATTAGATAGTGAAGCAGCAGGTGGATTACAGTTAGGTAGATCAACTGAGATAAATCGTGATGAATTAAAGTTCACAAAATTTGTTTCTAGATTAAGAAATAGATTCAATACTTTATTTCATGATCTACTCAAAACACAACTTATTCTCAAAGGTATTGTGACTATCGAGGATTGGGAAAACAATCTATCTCAAACAATTAAATATCACTATGTAAATGACGGTTATTTCGCAGAAATAAAAGAAAGTGAAATGCTCAAAGAAAGAATGGAAATCTTTAGAAGTATTAAAGAGAGTGGTATGTTAGGCGATGTATATTCAAAAGATTTCGTTATGAAACGAATACTTAAAATGACAGACGCTGAGGTAGAAGAAGAAAAAGAAAAAATCAAAGATGAAATATCGTCAGGCATATTACCTGACCCTAGTGAAAAACAAGATGACGGAGGATTTTAATGAGTATTGAGAATACAAGAAACATGATTAACGCTTTAGATAAAGGCGATAATGTAGAAGCAGAAAAAGAATTTAAGTCTGCTTTGTCAGACAAAGTAGGTGCTGAGTTAGATACTAAAAGAAAAGATTTAGCAGGCACTATATTAACAAAAGAACCAGAGGCGAAAGATGGCGATAACGCTGAACCAGTTGAGATCGACAATTAAAGAAAAAGACGAACACAAAAGGTCTTTAACTTATAAAAAACTGGCGCCTAAGACAAAGAAGGCAGTTGATGATGTTTTTGCTATGATGGCAAAAACACCACAAAAAGTTTTAACTACATTTCCTAAAGTTATGAGAGATGTAGCGAAAAAATATAGAGTACAACCAAAAGACATTGAAACCTATTTCGCAAAAGAAACAGGTCTAACCATATAAAGGAGAGTAAAAATGGCAATAGTAAACGCAAGAAACTTAGTCGATAGTGCAACTAGAACAGTAAGAATGTTCGAAATCAATAACGACACAAATTCAGCAGTAGTGTGTGTTGACGCAAGTGCATTAAGAGGGCATTCGTCTAACCCAACACTACACATAAAAAGTATTAAATGGAACACAACAGCATTAACAAGTGATGTGACATTTTTGTTTGACGCAGGCACAGATGATCACGCAATATCAGTACATGGTTCTGGTGAGTATGGTTTTCATGGTAAACAACCATTGATCACTAATCCAGAAAGTACAGGTGTGACTGGCGATATACTTATCACTAACTCAAGTGCTGTGACAGGTACATTTATAATCGAAGTCACTAAATCAAAAGGTTATGACGCTTCAGGACAAACAAGATAATGGCTGATACGGTAACAAGTCAAACAATATCTGATGTAAGCGGTTCTAAAACCGTTATGAAGTTCACAAACAAAAGTGATGGCACAGGAGAAAGTCTTGTGACAAAGGTTGACGCAAGTGCATTAAATCATGCGTCATCAAGTACAAAGATTGCAAGAGTAATTTATAGTATCAACACAACGGACCCAAAAGGGTCCGTTGAAATCTTATTTGACGGATCAACTAATGCGTCAGCATTGTTTTTAGGTGGTTCAGGCACAATAGATTTACAAACACCGGCGATACAGATAGCAAATAATGCTACATCGCCAACAGGAGACATATTGTTTAGTACGCATAATTTCGTATCAGGTGACAGTTATACTGTCATTTTAGAAGTTAGGTAAGATAAATAATACAATACGCATAGGGGACAGTTAAATGAAACTAATAAGAGAAGAAATCAACGATTGTCAATACATTGTTGAGGACAAGGGTGATGGCAGTAAAAAACACTACATTCGTGGTATTTTTATGCAAGCGAACATCAAAAACAGAAATGGTCGTGTTTACCCTATGGAAGTTCTAGACAAAGAAGTTGG